TACAATTTATTCAGATCAATATTACTTGCTTCTGAATTTAATTGTTGGTTTGCAAAAGCATATAGTTGATTTAATTCCGCCATACGTTTGGAAAAATCTTGCCTTTGTTGATCCGCTTCAGACATGAATTGCTTTTTTTCAAAAGATAATTCTTCTGTCTTTCTACGGTAGTCAGCATCTCTGGAATAACCTTTTTTTAATTCATCTAAGGTAACCTTTAATTCTTGACCAGCTACTTTTACAGTAAAGGTGGAATCAGGTTCTTTCTGAATATCATCTGTTTGTTCCTCAGATACTTCAGTTTCAGAAACTTCACTTGTCTCTTGTTCTGTTTCTGTTTGCGTTTCTTCTTTAACCTCAGGTTGATCTGTTTCAGATTCCTGGTTTATTGGTTCTTCAGTAACGTCTTTTTGTTCTTGAACTTGAGCATTTTGCTCAGATTCATTTTCAGCTTCTGGTTTTTTAACCTCAGCTTGTTTTTCACTTACTTTTCCAGTTTGCGGATTAAGCAATCCTGAAATTGATTTTGCAGCTATCTGCACATCAGACGCAGCTCCCTTAATTGGGTTGGCTATTAACTCTGACATATTGTCTCCTTTTGGTTGAAGTTCCGCTATAAAGCGGTTGACCTATTCTAATTTTTATTATTAGAATTTTTGACCCTCAATGGATTTTCTGAAATCTTCTAATTGTCTCTTAGCAAGTTTTCCAGTTTCCATTATCTCAATAAAGTGTTGTTCCACTTTGTGAACGATTTGGTATGCTAGCCATAATTTTTCCCTAGCATCCTGTTCGTTAACGCCTGTATTTAACAGACTTTGAGAGTACAATTTTTTTAAATTCTCAATAGCTTCTACAAAGATTGGATTAGATAATCCAAGTCTTGCTTTTTCTGATCTACTAACTTCCGATTGGAGTTTCGTTTGATCCTGTTCCTGCATTTAATTCCTGTATCTGTTGTCCAAATTCTTGCGTAGCTTTTTGAGCTGCCATTAAATTTTTAGAAGCGTTGTTTAATCTTGTCTTAGTTAAGTCAGCTTCTGCTTTTAATTTAGCAGCATCAATCTGTGTATTATACTTTAACTCTAATTCTTTCATTTTTGTCTGAAAGTCAAGTTGCATTTTAGAGTTATTCATTTGTAGCTCTTTAAACTGTAATTCTAAATCAGCTTGTTTTCGTTTGTTTTCGCTATCTATTCTAGTGAATTCAATCTTTTCAATAGGTGTTAAAGCCGGTGGTTGAGGTGGTTGAACATATTGCATACCCACATCTGGATTAACAAAGTAATTCTCTGTATTTTTAAGACCAGCATTTTCAATCATTTTAGATAACGTATTATAAATATTTTTTAACGTTACCATTGGATATTCTTTGTTGCCTTGCAAAGTAAATGCTTGCATTTGTTTTTCAAGAATACTGTTTAAAATAACTAATTGTTGTTCTTTAGAACCAGAACCTAATCCAACTACAATATTAATATTATATTTATCTTTCCATTCAGTTGGTCTTACTGGTACAAAAATATTATTTAACTGTACCATTCTTTCAACTTCTTGGTATTTAACTGTTAATTCAAAAATCTTTTCAAATAATTCTTTAACGCCAGTCTCAGCAAATATTCTAGCAATTAACTCCATACGCATTTGTGTTTGCGTCATTAGAGTATTAATTCCTGTTGCAGTTTTATTTAAACTGTCAGCGTCTAATCCTTGTGCGTATCTTGTAACACCAGTTCTTGTTTCTCTAACTGTGTCTAAGTATTCAAGTAATGGAAATGCTTGAGCAGAAATTGTTTGGTTCTGCATTGGCAACATAACTTGAGACGGCGGTTGTTTTGTTCTTACAACTCCACCTGGTCTAGCAGTTAATAAATCATCAAGATTTACCATTCCATCCATAATCGCAATACGATTATTATTTGTTAGATACATGTTGTCTAACAACTGTCTTAAAACTGTAGATTTAATTAATTGAATATCTTGTACTAATTCAGAAACTGATCTGCCATAAAATCTGTGTGGCATTGGTATTGGAGTTAATGAACAAAAAGGAATTGAATCAACTTCAACATTATCTAATATTGCATCAGAAGTATCTCCAACAACTGTAATCTTTCTTAATTCTGCAAGACCATCTCCATCAAAATCTAATCTTACATAACATTCAAAAACGTCAATTGCATCTGTTGAAGAATCTGGAGAAGATGTAAATGGATATTCGTCTATATCAGAATATCTAGTTAATTTTTCAGAGTTAAAAATAATTTCTTGTGAGTGTGGTAATGTAGCTATGATGTCTTTATCATAACCCATTTGAATTAATTCAGTTCTTGTTTTAGTAGTTCTATGCGCTACAAAATTTGAATCTTGTATTGTCTTAGCATTTCTTTGTATTAAAAATTCTTCTGGTGGTACGTTTTCAATTTTAACTCTACCTTCGTCAGAACTTCTTCTTATTCTAAGGTTATGTTTCTTTGGTCTTGGTAAATTTAATATTTGACCTTGTTGAGCTGCTATTGCTTCTAATGCTTTAATTTGTTCGTCTTGAGACTCATCTTCTTCTTCTGAGTGTTCTATAACCTCAACGTTTTCATCATTAATAATAGATTGGTAAGAATCTTCATTTAGATCTTGATATGTTTCATGTTCATATTTTTTGCTTTCATCCCAATAAACTTTGACAATACCATTCTTTTCTAAAAGCGCATCTTTGAACCAACTATATAAAATTGTAAAACCTGGATTATCTTTATTAAAAATATAATTAATATAATTTGTAGCTTGGTCAGCAAGAGCAACATCTTCTGCTTTGACTGGTTCGCAAACAACAGTTCTATCTGATGCTGTAAAAATTCTAAGAAGATTTGGAAGTATAGTTTCAATAGTGTCAGCAACGTCAGTAGATACAACTTGAGAACGACCATCTATTTCAGTACCTAGTTTTTCTCCTAAATAATATTCAACAGATTTTTTTCTTTGTTCAGATAATTGTCCACCCAAATAACCTAATGATGAATTTATTTCTGTACTGATAATATTCTTTATTTCTGTATCTGTTAATTTTGCCATATTAGTTCATTGACTTAAAATATTGTGCAAAGAATTGTGATTTGTTTTTATTATTATTTTTAACTAAATCACCACCTTCTTCACCCTCAGGTATATCTCTAAAGTAAAATGGTTTTTCTTCAGGGTATAATCCTTCTTCAATTAATTTTTTTTCTCTCTCACTTAAGAAATCTTTTAGCTCATCTTGAACTTCAATATAAGAGCTTGGGTCTCTGTCTTTAGTTGATTTCATATTAAACAATATAGTTCGTATTTACTTCTATCTTTTTTTTCCAATTTGTCATCTCAATTCCGTAGCCAACTATTCCTGTTCTTAAAGCATCGGCGGCATGACTTGCAAAATTGTGTATGGGTCTATTCCTAAAACATTGGTTTAAGTCATCCCATTTTTTCTGATATGACTTTAAACATTCCATACCATAATGGCATTTGTTTTTGTCAAACCAGCAGGTAGGTAGAGCTTTTCTTACTGCTTCAATCCCATCTTCTAAAGATAGTTTAGGCGCAACCTCAAATGCTATACCTAATTCTAATGCAGTTTCCAACCTTGATTTACCATAAGCTCCTAATTCTCTAACCTTAATATCATGTGGAGCAATATGTCTTGAATACTTATAACCTTTGTTATCAATAATATTTGCGTAGTGGTCTAATCCTTCGCCGGCGTTTTCGTAAAAATCTATTAATCTTATTTCGCCTTTGTGTCTTTGGGCAAACCAAATAACAGTAGAATCATTCATTCCTAAATCCCACCATGTTTCAACCGGTAGTTCTTTGTCGTATAAATTATCTATAACCCTACCATTCTTTTCGGCATCCTCAATAATAGATCCGTAATAAGAACCTGTTATTGCTGCTTGGAAAGAACATTCAAACTCTTGGTCAAACAAGTCATCTGACATGATTGACTTTGCTGCCTTTAATTCATCATCATCTAGTATCTTTGTTTCAGATGCTTTGTGTAATGATGAATACCAACCTTCTGTCTTTTGGGCGTATTGGTATAATTCAAAAAAATAATTTTTACCTTTTGGCGTTCCAATAAAAACGCACCATCCTTTCCTATCTGCCAAAGATGGTCTTATGATTTCAGGAAATAGATTTGGGGCAATACTTTGTGTTTCATCTAAAATACAACCGTCTAAAAATATACCTCTTAGAGCTTGGTCATTCTCAGCGCCAAGAATTGTAATCCTTGCGCCATTTGGAAAGTCAGCTCTTAATTCTGATTCGTTAAACTTAACTCCTGGAATTTTGCCACCAAAGGTTTTGATGTAATCCCAAGCTGTTGCCTTACCTTGTTTAAAAGTTGGAGAGATAAATGCGTACCTAGAATTTGGCTTCTTGGTGTACATGGCATCTCTAATCATGTGATTAATACACATCACAGTCTTACCAGCTCTTCGGTGCAAGACCAATACGGAGAATCGGTGCTTAGAGATTTTATCATGCAAAAATTTTTGCAATTCTCTTGGCTTGTATGGAATCTCAAATACTGGCATTTTTAAATAAAACCCCCCTATCCTTAATGGACAGTCATGGGTTTAGCAACTGGTATCTTATCTAGTTCTAGTTCTTCTGTAATGTGTTGGCTAAAGCACCAAGCATCTTCGTAATCTTCAAATCCATTGAACATAACTATTACTGAATTAGTCATATCGTCAACCATTACTAGAGCTTTGTATTTAGGGTTTTTCATTTGGGTTTTTGTAGTTTGTATGTGTGTACCTTCTAACGTTATATTGACGCCGCCAGATTTTGCTTTGGGGTAGGGTCTAAACAAAACCCCCCCTATTTGCCTTATAAAACGTATGAAACGCCTGCTTGCCTAGCGCAATACAACCTATGCTGCATTTCCGATAATTGTTTGTTATCACTAGTTTTAGACAATAGTTTGTCAACAGCACAGCTATTCAACTTATGATTGCTAGTGATAACTAATGTTATCAATAGTAATGCAGTTGTTATCTTATAAGTTGTGTGTGCAATGTTATGTGTGAGTTTTGCAATTATCCTACAAACAAATCAATCAAATCAACAGCTTTAATTAAAAAACAACTAATAATTAATCCTGCCATTTAATGATTATTGGGTCTTTATTATTACCAGAAAGACTTAAATTATCCTTTTTAGCATATACTTTTGACGCTATTCTCTCACTCTTCCACTTTGCCAAATCTAAATATGCTTTGATTAAATGTGTTTGGGCTAAGTCTGGTCTTAAGTTCTTATCTGTTTCATTCTGAGATTTATTAATACTTTTATTTATATACTCTTCAGCATTAGCCAGGAGATACTCACAACCATCTTGTTTGGCTTGTGTATATTTATCTCTTCGCTCTGGGTATTTAATAATCCATTGTCTAAAGCACTCCCAAGTTGGACGCTCCGGTCTCTCCTTAGTATTCAAAACCTCTCTGATAGATTGACCCTCTGCCAGCTCCTGACATATTTGGTCAAAGAGTATTTCTGTATATTTTGTTTTATTTGCCATGTGTGTTCCTATTATGTTCCTGTTGATAAGTATATTAAATAATTTGTTTATATGTGTTGACTTAGTGTGTACGTTATGATTTACTCCTAATTATTAACAATAACTAAGGAGATAAAATGCCTAAATTTATTATGACTAATGAGAAAGATAAAACAGAG